CCACAGTTAGATCCAGGACATCATCCTGCTGACGCAATTGCACTTAGAGATCCTAGACCAGCAAGGCAAGAACCCGTTACTGTTTTTGTAGGTGCACCTGGTGACTCAGCGTTTGAATCAGACGGAATGGTGCCGTCTACTCAAAGCACAGAGTTGCTTATTGGATCAAGTATTGGTACAGTGACTGTGGTGATATCATGAATTATTCTGAACTTTTAGATAATGTTAGAAACTATACAGAGGTCACATCCGATGTATTATCTAACTCTGTAGTAAATGTTTTTATCACTAATATAGAAAATCAAATAGATAGACTTTTAGATTCCGATTCACAGCGAAGATATGCAACATCAGCGTTTGTAGCTAATAACTCTTTCTTAGATGTATCAGGTCCTGAAGGCGGTTTCAGGTTTGCAAGAGGCTTACAACTACACAAATCAGACGGTACGATAGAGTGGTTAGAACAAGTTGATACCACTTTTATTGATGAGTATGCAGTACAAAGATCTACTGCAAATACAAGTTTTACAGGAGAACCAAAGTATTGGGCAAATTGGGATTCTAATACTTTGATAGTAGCACCAACTCCTAACGCAGCTTATACAGCAGAGTTATGGTATTCTGAAACACCCGAGCGATTAGGTAATGGCGCAGGCTCAACATCCACAACAACTTTTGTATCTAACAACGCACCAGAGGTTTTATTATACGGTGTGCTGTCAGAGGCATATTCATACTTGAAAAATACACAGGATATGCAAATATACACCCAGAAGTTCCAGACAGCTCTTCAAGCTTTTGCTAATGAGCAAATGGGACGTAAACGAAGAGATGAGTATACTGATGGTGTACTAAGAGTACCTTTACCATCAGCAGACCCAAAAGCCTAAGGAGGGCATAAAACATGGCGATAAATCAAGCAGTATGTGCTTCATTTAAACAGGAGCTCTTGGCAGGAGATCATGATCTTGATAATGATACAATCAATCTTGCTCTCTTTACAAGCTCTGCAACTATGAACGGAAACACAACAGCATTTTCAACAACAAATGAAGTTGGAAACTCAGGAACATATGCTAGTGGTGGTGCAACTTTGACAAGTGCAACCATTGGCTTAACCAAAACAAGCGCAACAGCGTCAACAGCATTTGTTGATTTTGCTAACGTAAGTTTTACTTCAGCAACAATATCTGCTCAGGCAGCTTTGATCTATAATAGATCATCAGCAAATACAAATGCAGCTATTGCAGTTTTAGATTTTGGTGCAGTAAAGACATCAACAAACGGTACATTTACAATCGCATTCCCAACTAACGATGCTTCAAGTGCTATATTAAGACTATCTTAATATAGGAGGTCATTACCATGGCAGATGCTTGGAATGAGGGCACGTGGGGGCAAGGATTTTGGGGCCAACAAAGCTCTATAACAGTTACTCTTTCAGGTGTCTCATCTTCATTTGCATTAGGCACTGAGTCTGTAGTTGCAGATAGTTTAGTTACTCTAGACTCATTACAATTAACGTCAGCCGCAGGAACTGCTGTCGCTGAACAAGAATCTATTTTTTCTTTAACAGGTGTTTCATCTACATTTACACTAGGCACTCCAAGTATAGAAGAAGGAGCAGGAGTTACTCTTGCAAGCTTATCTATGGCCTTTACTGCGGGAGATGAGACAGCTTCAGGAACCGTAGATGCAGGTTGGGGAAGATCTACATGGGGATCTTTTGCTTGGAATGAAAATATAACACAAGAGGTCAGCGTCACAGGAGTGACTATGGCTACCTCTCTTGGCACAACAACTCAAGAGGTCGGAACAGGAGTTATAGTATCTGCTACTGGTGTTAGCATGACAAGTGCTTTAGGCACTACATCACAAACAGGAACTGCAGTAGAAACTTTAGGTAGCCTTACAATTGGAGCTGCACTTTCAGGTGCATCTGGTATAACCGGAGAGGGTAACGTTGGAGTCGTTGCTCCTTCTGATCAACTTGATTTTAGCATTGGTACTGTAACTATAGATATCTTTACACAGGTAGATCCAACTGCCGTCACAATGACATCTGCCGCAGGCACTGCTACTGTTGAAGCAGACGCATTAGTAACTTTAGGAAGTCTATCAAGCACTTTTGCACTAGGTACTGAAACAGTAGAGGTCGGCACAGGTGTAATAGTGAGTGTCTCTAGTGTAGCTTTAACCTTTGCAGAGGGTACAGAAACAGTAACTGCAGGGGCAATAGTTGATATAACAGGTTTAAGCATAGCTTCTGCTTTAGGTGAACCATTTAGCACCCCTTGGGCTAATGTAGTCACTGGAGCAAGTAATACGTGGACAGAGGTAGATGCAGCATAAAAAAATGTTTGCGTGAATATTAAAAAAAGATATATTTTAGAGAGGATAAAACATGTCAAGTACATACTCAGATAGACTCAAATTAGAACTCATGGCAACTGGCGCTAATGCCAATACATGGGGTAATAACACCAATAATAATTTAGAGGTTTTAGATGCATTTGCAGCAGGATATTTATCAAAATCTGTTGCAGGATCATCTAATATCACATTAACTACTGCTAACGCATCAGACACCGCAGAGTCCTCTAACAAAACAATAGAATTAACAGGCGCTTTGACAGGTGCAATAAGTGTATTTATACCTGCTGTAGAGAGCGAATATAACTTTTTTAATAATACTTCTGGATCTCATGACTTAAAAATTTCAGCCACAGGGCACGATGCAAATGGTGTTGTAATAGCACAAGGCGCAAAATCTACAGTATTTTGTGATGGCGCATCAAATTTTAATGTGGAAATACTTTCATCCACTGACGCAGCAGCTTTAGGCTCAGGCACTTTACCTGACGGTAGATTTCCTGCAACTTTACCCGCAGCTTCTGGTGTTAATTTAACAGCGTTAAACGCTTCTAATCTTGGATCAGGCACGGTTCCAGATGCAAGATTTCCAGCGACTCTTCCCGCAGCAGATGGATCTGCTTTAACAGCTTTAAATGCAAGTAATATTGCTTCAGGCACCTTAGGTGATGCAAGATTACCAACGGTTCCAACTACTAAGGGTGGAACAGGGTTAACATCAATCGGTACTGCTGGTCAGGTTTTAACAGTAAATTCAGGAGCTAGTGGATTAGAGTTTGCAGCAGCAGCAGGTGGAGGTGGTTTTAAATACACTGTTTTTACAAGCTCAGGCACTTTCACAAAAGACACAGATTCATCGTCAGTTAAAGTTACTGTTATAGGCGGTGGCGGCGGTGGAGCAGCAAACAATAACCCTTCAGAACGTGGTGGCGCTGGTGGTGGCGGTGGTTACGCTATTGAACGTATTGCTTCATCATCTATAACAGGCGGAGTTTCTGTAACCGTTGGTGGCGCTGGTAGTGGCACCAGTGGAGGTGGCACAAGTAGTTTTGGAACATTTTGTTCAGCTTCAGGCGGAAGCGGTGGAACAACAGGCGGTGGCGGTCAACAAGGTGAAGGTGGTAATGCCGGATCTGGAACAGGTGGTAACATTAACAGCCCCGGTCAAAAAGGAATGCCCGCAACCCCATCATTAGCTTTAGGTGGAGACACACTTATGGGTTTTGGTGGTAATCCTGGAACTCAAAATGGACAAGGTTTTGGTGCTGGTGCATCACCAAGTAATAAACCTGGATCTGCAGGTATAGTTATAGTAGAGGAGTATTTAGGATAATGAAAGCTTTAGTCGAACTTCACGTACCAGTTGAAAAAATAGTTAGTTGGACAGACCCAGTCGAATCGGAGATTGATGGTGAAACAATGACAAGGTATACAAGAAACAAAGAAGTAATCGCTGATTCAGCTAGAATTTGTGAAGTAGCAGAAAATTCATTTGATGTAAATCCTACAAATTTATTATGGGTAGATTGCGAGGATGGAATAAAACCAGAAGAAGTTTACTACGACAAGGTATCTCAAACAGTTAAACCAATAAATCACGTTGCTCCTCCTAGTTCATAAAAACAAATTGTTTAAAAAAAACATAGGCTCTAATATCTCTTAGTAATGAGAGAAATACAAACATTTTTCAAAGAGAACGATTATGTTCATCTAAACGAGTTTTTAAGTAAAAATAATTGTCAACAATATGTATTAGAACTTAAAAAACTTATTGATGAAGGTTTTTCAAAAAAAGATAATCAATGTCCCTTATCACATTCTGTCAGTGGCACCGCCACTTTTGACTCTTTATTAGAGCAAATTACACCTAACATAGAGGAATGCACAGGCAAAAAACTTTACCCTACATATGCATATGCCAGATTGTATGCACCTAATGATGAATTAAAAGTACATAAAGATCGAGCTGCTTGTGAAATAAGCGTCACTATTAATTTGGGATTTAAGGGTAATCAATGGCCATTTTATGTCGGTAATGAAGAAAAAAGTAATAGTAAAAAAATTGATATGAATGAAGGTGACGCAGTAATTTATAGGGGTGATAAAATATATCACTGGCGAGAAAAATACATAGAGGGAGAATGGCAAGCACAAGTTTTTCTTCATTATGTAGATGCTCAAGGACCTAATACAAGATACAAATATGACGGTAGAGTGTGTTTAGCACATCATCAAAGTCATAACCTAAATCAAGATTACTTAATTAAATATAGTGCATTGACACCAGAAAGTTGCAAAAATATTATAAAAACATTTGATAAAAACGATGATAAACTAAAAGATGCTTTATTAGTAGGTGATGTGCTTAACAAAGACATAAGAAATAATAAAAAAATTGAAATACCGACAGATCAGGGTATTGGTGCTACGTTAGCAGGTATAGGTTTAGCAGCTAATAACTCTATGTGGAAATTTAATATAGATAATTGTGATCAAGCAGAATATTTACGATACGGATCTTCAGGACATTTTTCTGAACATATAGACACAGTCTTTGATAAAAAGAATCAAAGAAAGCTAACTATAATATTGTTTTTAAATGATGACTATGAAGGTGGCCGTTTATATTTAAAGACAGGAAATCAAAAAATATATCCTCAACAAAACGTTGGAGATGTTATTATTTTTCCTTCTTTTTTTCTTCACTCTGTTGAACCTGTTTTATCAGGCACAAGGAGAACAATAGTTTCTTGGTTGAAAGGTCCAAGCTTTAATTAATGACAATGCAAACACATTACTTTCCAAACATAGGGTATATATCAGATGATGTGCCTGAAAATTTACTTGCACGACTAAAAAAAATAGTAAACGAAAAAAATTTAGAAAAACATAATATGGATTTAGCAGGTAATATAAGAAAAGAATTTAAAATACCAAAAGCATTAGGTTATTTTGAAGGTTATATTATAGACCTGTGTAAAAAATATGACGAAGAGTTTAATTATGTGAAAACTATAAAAGTAACTAAACAAGCCCATCCGTTTTTTCTAGAATCAATGTGGGTAAACTTCCAAAAAAAACATGAGTTTAATCCTATTCACATACATTCAGGAGTTTTTTCTTTTGTAATATGGTTGCAAGTGCCTTTTACAAAAGACGAAGAGAAAAAATCTTCTCCAGGTGCAGAGGGTAATACAGATCAAGCAGGTGCTTTTCAATTTCATTACAGTGATGCACTAGGAGGTTTGCAACATGATACGCATTTCGTAGATAAAGAATGGGAGGGTAAGATTTTTTTATTCCCTGCTTTATTATCACACTCAGTTAGTCCTTTTTTTAGTTCTGATGATTATCGTATAAGTGTTTCAGGAAACGTGTTAATAGATGTCTAAAATGATTAATAATGATTTAATAGAAAAAATAAAAAAACTACCTATAAATTTAACAGAAGACAGTATATTAGAAAAATTATTAGATAGAAGACGTTGGCCAAAACAATATTTGCACGGACAGCCTAGTGTCGAAGCCATATTAGATGATGGCTCAAAGCATCAAGATTTTTTTAATGATGATTTATATTTATCGTCTGAAAAATGTATAGAGTGTTATGAAGAAGGTTATACACTTATACTGTCAAGCATAGGAGGCATTTCAAAAGATGTCTGGATTATACAACAGCTATTAAACTCATGGTTTGGAACAAATATTTCTTTGAATTTTTATTTAGGTAACGGTAAAAAATCTATATCTTTTGAACAACATAAACATGACTACCCAGTAATAATAAAAAATGTGTACGGAGAGTCCACGTGGATGATAAACAATGAGAAAAAAACTTTGAAAGATCAAGATGTAATCTGGTTCGATAAAAACGTAAATCATCAAGTATTAGAGATACAAAGTCCTAAATTATCCTTAACTTGTAACATAGAGGTAGATAAAAATGATTAAACAAGAAGAATTAAAAGACAAAAAATTTAAAATATTTTTAGGTATGCCCATGTACGGTGGAATGTTAACTGAGGCAACATTACATGGATTATTAGAATTACAACAATGGACACAAGCTTTTGGTGTTGGATTACGAATACAAACGATGGGTAACGAAAGCTTAATTACTAGAGCTAGAAATACAATAGTATCTATGATGATGGATCAAACAGATTTTGTTGCAAGTCATTTACTTTTTATAGATGCAGATATTGGTTTTACTTGGAAAAACGTTCAGAGATTACTTTGTGCTGATAAAGATGTTGCTTGTGGTATATATCCTAGAAAACATATTTATTTAGAAAAAATTAAAAAAATTTTAGAAGAAAATCCAAACGCAACATCAGATGACATTGAAGCTAGAGCTTTAGGATATAATTTAAATTTTGACGATCCAACTAAATTAAAAGGAGAAAATGGTTTTTTCAAAGTTAACGAGGCAGCA